TTTACTATAATGTCACTTCGGGGATTACGGAATTACAGCTGGTCCTAGTATTATATTGACAGGCAGCACCTGGATCAGTCCTGCCCGTCCACCTTTTAAGATCTCCATTGGTTGTTTTACAAGCTTCTTACGATCAAATGGTCCTACACCAGTATTTTTATTATACCAAGCGGGGGTTACAAAATTTGATACTATAACTTGTCCAAACGTCCCGGAACGGATGTAACCACGGAGCTGCAGGTGCACAATGTCGGTCTCGGGATCAACCAGAAGATAATCTTGGACAGGATCACACACTTCCATTAATACAAAGTTCCCAGGGGGAAAGTGACTTGCTGTCCATCGAGTACCTAACGGATCAACAAGCATTTCTAACACTTCATGACTAGCCGTTGAAGATACCAGTTGTGGCCACAAACTACCTACGCCTGGTGCCTCTTTGATGGTCTTTACATACACGAATGCATATGGTACAGATGGTAGGGGATTTCCAGGAGTATTAGGTGGAAAATGAATGCCAAAGCCGCCTCCTGGCAGATCTGTAAACACTAATCGCCAGTGTCCGGATGGAGGTGGTATAGTACCAGGATAAAACGTTAGTTGTGCATTCATACCCCAGGACGGTAAAAAATCAACATTCAACTGAGTTTGAATAGCATTCATGAATTGTTTGATGGTAGCATCTGGTATCATCACTGATTCGTTTTTAACAGCAATGTTTTGTGTAGTGGTCAATAACGAATATGCCCGAATGGGAGCAAAAATATTCGGAGCAGGCACAAATATGGCCATGATGATTCCCTAGAAAGGTATAGGGGTATTTACATCACACTGCTCGAAAATGACAGGGATTTTGTCTTTTAGACGAGTTGTTGAGAGGTACGAATAAATCGCAACAATCCACAATTCCAAATTCTATAGAATCCTGCATTTCGCATATTTTCAACTTCAGTAAGGAGGGGATCAAACGCTTTACCCAAAAGTTTAGGCAATTGTTTTCTTCTGAAAGCAAACTTATGAGTTTCATGTTGAAATGGATGTGATTTTGTTAAGTAAAACAGTCGAACTAGTTTTTTGGTTCCAATGATCGAACAACACTTGCTTGTTTTTTACAAACCAGTTCTTTAATTTTGTGCGTTCTGAATGTTCAAGTTGTTCAAACGATAGTACTTCTAAATTGTCGAATTTACTAACATCTTTGCCGTGCACAACAAACATCGAAGGCGTGGAAAAGAGAGGCGCATCACATGCAAGTATGATATGTGGTAGTCCCGTTTTGATAGGGGGTATTTCTGTGACAAAATATAACCAATCTTGGGGTAGTTGTGGGTGCATGTGTTTTCCTTGTCAAGTATTTATCTGAATAATTCGAATCATTAGGAACTAGAGAATACCGTCAAACAGCATTATTTACCCCAAACTGTTCAAAAATCACAGGGATTTTGCCTTTCAGACGAGCTTTAGAAGCGATGTTCTCTCGCCATGGAATCATTTGTAAATTCGAAAGATCCGAGCAGATTTTCGCTGGAATGTCGTTCTCGAAGCAATATCGGACAGGAACAATATGATCCAAATGATATGCGCCATCTTTGCCTGCACGTCCTGACGGAAGATTATTTGGATTGATGGTGTGTTTATTTGCAAGATACGTTGCACGAGTATGAGAGGTGACTTCTGATTTATACAACTGCCAAGATGTTGCAGTTTTAATCCATTTTTGATGTCTACGTTCAACACTTGCATTCAGATGATTAGTTTTATATTGAGTGGCACAAATTGGACATTCCACACCTCGTGCCAGAAGGTTTTTTGCTTCACTCGTGAATCTGTGGTTACATTTCATATTTCGAACAGTTACTTTTGTTGGTACATTACTAATGTCATTCACACGGCGTCCATCCCAATCAGATAAAATCTCAAATCCTCTGTCTTTAAGAGATTGGAGATTTCGTTTTCGTTTTTCAAGAACCTTTTCTGTACACTCACTTCGACAACACACTGGACATCCTTTTAGTTTATGTCTCTTAAAATTCTGCAGCTTCGAAATAGGTGTTGCTGTCCATTCATGGAAACAATTTAGACATCGCATTTTGTGATGCAACTTTGCGCCTTGAAATGGTTCAATCAACTCAATATCAATCTCTTTGAATTTATGTGGGTATGTCGTGTCAATATCGCCTGGTCTCGGCATTGTTGTAATCTCCAGTATTCCCTAGGGTTCAAAAAAAGATCCCGGCGAACCGGGATCTTTTAGATTACTGCTTTATGGAGCTGTTGTCAACTCAATCCATTATGCGAACTGGAAGTTCAGCACATTGATTTTTCCATAATAGTCAGCGCTGTTACCCAAACTTGTTTCCGTCTGTGTAAATGCTGTCTTTCCATAACGAGTCATCATGCTAACAACTGGTTGGAACGTAACTGGGTTAATAACAACACCACTTGACATCAATGGGATGTATGGGCAGTAGAAGTAACCAGTGTCTGTTTCACCATTGCCGCCCTTGTAACCAACGAGGACGACGTCGTTTGTTGATGCTGCGAGGCCTGATACTTGGTTCCACAGGTAGCTGTAAACCTTGATCGTGCCGTTAAGTGTACCAACCAACATGCTGTTGTTTGGACCCTTGAAGCTACCAGCTACTGCTGGTGCAAATACTGACTTTGCTGCGCTTTGGAGGATGGAAACAACCATTGGTGATACAACGATGAAGTTGCCTGGACCACGACGGGTCTTACGTGCAATTTCATTTGCAACTGCGTTGATGATAATACCGAGGTTAGCAAAACGATCACCAAGGTATGCTGGCTGGTATTGTGGACCAAGGCCAATTGTTGCGTAGTCGTATGTACCGACTGTTCCTGCCAGAGCCAAAAGGTCTGTCAGAATTTCTGAGTCGAGTTCTTGTACGATTTCTGCAGAGATAACTTGTGTCAGTTCGTTCTCAAGGTCGAGACCGTGCTGGCTCTTGATGTCCTGCATTGCTTCAATTGTCCAACCTGCTTGCAGCTTGCGTGTACCAGCTTCAACTGCTTGGCTGATAACTTCAAGCTTAACTGTACGACCGCCTGAACCTTCAATGAAAGAACCTGAACCACCGTATAGACGACCGGCATACTGACGACCGATAGCATCTGTACCAACTGCTGGGTAAGGACCAAACAATGATGTATTCCAAGCAGGAATGCTTGATGGCCATGCACCACGGGATGCATTAGCTTGAATGTCGGCTTCGTCGCCTGCTGCGTTGGTAATACCGGATGCGCCAGCTGGCTGGTTAGCACCACCATCACCTACGACAGGACCAGCTGCGCCAGAATAGAACTGACGTAGAACTGGGTTGTTACCAAACATTTCATCACCACCTGTAATATTACCAAAATTGCCTACTGGATTTGGTGACCATGGATTTGCTGCTGTTGGTGCACCTGGCACATTAACAGTTTCACCGTAACGGTAACGCATCGTGTAAACCAGACCAACTGGACCTTGCATTGGCTGAACACCAACGATTTCGGTTGCAATCGTGCCTGGGATAATACGGCGAATCATCGGAATCAAAATCTTACGGAAACCTGCGATGTCGTGTGCTGCTGTTGCACCTGTTGCTGCGGATTCTGCCAAGAGGTATTCCTTTTGGTTTTCCAACACAGGTCCAACTACGGACTTTTGCTGTGGTGTAAGACCATCAAGAAGCGCTTCCTTGACTTCGCCCCAATTTTCAAAAATTTCATTCATGTTTTAGCTCCTAGCTTTGTGAGAGTTAATTAATGCCTGCGAGATGTCGCAACTTTGCCTTGACTTCTTCCGAAATCTTGCCCTGTTGCTGGTCGAGCTTAGCACCCTCTGTGATACGCTCGTTGTCATCGCCGGTCTTTGTTACACCCTGAGGTGCTTTCTTTTCGCTCTTTTTCTCTCCTTCAGCTAGTACTGGAGTTTCCTTCTCTGAAGTTTTTCCCTCTGCAACTGGTGCAGCTGTTTCTTTCAAAACCTTACCTACGTATGTCTTATATGCGTCACCAAGCATTGGTGTATCTACGCTCTTGAGAATTGCTTCCATTACTTCGCGTTGACGACCTGTAAGAGGCTTGAGAACATCATCCATCTTCTTAGCACGATCAAGCTTAGCACTCTTCTTCTCTGACTCTTCAAGAGCCTTGAGAGCATCTTCCAAGCGCTGTTGTGTTTCTTGCAGCTTGCCTTCGACGCTATCATCTGCTGTATAGTGCTTTGTGAACTCTTCAACGAATGCTTCGAATACGCGCTTACCAAAATTCTTTTTACGCTGTGCTTCGATGTCTTCGTGGAGTTCTGAAAGTTCTTTAGTTAGGCGAATTTCAAGGAAGGCGTCTAGCTTTTCAATCAAGCTGTCCATATCTTTCTTGAGGCCTGTTGCCATTTCTGACTTTGCTTCAACAATCTTTTCTGCATATTCTGTTTCAAGATCGCGGAAACGTTCGATGTCTTCTTTGAGTTCGGAAAGTTCTTCTTTAAGAACTTCGCTAACTTTAGCATCGAGAGCTTCAATCAGTGTATCACGCTCTGCTGTCCACTTTTCGTGAAGGTCGGCGTTGACTGAAATTGTTGCTTCTTCGCGTGCCTTCTTGGATTCTTCGTCAATCTTCTGCTTGAATGCTGTTTCGAGTTCTTTGCGGGTATCTTCCGTCAGAACTTCAGCAGCAAGCAATTTCTTAAGCAGCTCATCCATGTAACTCTCCTTGATAACAAGTTGTTCCTTGTGGGAAATATTTATTAGTCTATATGACTTTCAGCAGGAAACCGAGATTTTCTACTGTTTTTCCCTTTTTAAATCAACGTGTTAGTCTCTCCAAAAAATTCGAAATTTCGAATTAACGCTTAGTGTAATTCATTGCAGAAAGGAACTTAAGCACTTCATCTTTGAAGTATTTTTGTGCCTTTGGATCTTCACGAATTGCTTCTGCCAGAGACATAACGTTGCGACCAGTCTTTGAACGCTCAAGGCTTTCATATACACTTTCTGGATATGCGTTTGGAGCAGATGGCTGCGCTACGATATCCACTGTGACAAATTGAAAGCCTGTTACACCA